ACTCCGTAATATCGGTGCCTGTTTCTAGCTGACCCCATCCAACGCTTACTTCACTTATGCTACGAACCTTCAGGCTATTCTTCCCAATAGGTCGCACAGTAGCTAATGGCCTGACTACAGTAATTTTAGGGAGGGTGCGGACAATCTCAGCATCCAGTTCTGGAGTTACCAGGTATTGTCCAGTAGCATCTTCCACCAGAGACTTCCGCTCTTCGGAATCCAGTGCTGTAACTCCACCGCGAACCCACTTGAAAAATGCCGCCGATTGTGCCTTTGCCTCAACAGTCTCCGGAGCATCAGCGCTCGGTATGGTTTGGCGTTGCATTTTAGTTTCAAGCTCATCTATCCGAGTATTTACTTTGTCAATAGTTCCTTTGGTCTCTGCCGTAGCCTCACCATAGGTTTTGATTTCCCCATCCTGCCTCTCTACAGCCTTGTGCAATTCGTCGACTGCACTTTGAATCAAGTCTCCCAATTCTTTTGATTCCATGTCATACCTCCTGTTTAGTTTTCATTTGGTCAAGTATAGCTTCGATTCGGCTCTCTGCTCCCTTCACATCAAAGCCTTCATTCTCTGCCCGAAGTGCCTCCACGACTGTCTCCAGATTTGCGGCTTCTATAGTAGCTTCCGAGAGGTGAGTAGCTTTCGCTGGCTCGGCCTCTTCTACCGCTAAATTAAGAAGTGCCTGAAGAGCATCTAATGCGGATTGCACCTTCCCTATATTGGCTGCCGATAATACTCGGCCTGACTTTTCCGATTTACCTGGCCCTGGTCTCTCTAATCTTCGCATCTCGCCTCCACACTTAGGGCACTCTATATTAGAGCAATGTTCCTCAGTTTCCATTTGGTGCCCACAGTCAATACATTCACAGTTATACATCACAGCCTTCACACCTGTAATCACCGCCTCGGGATTAGCTGCAAAGATAACTGGGCTAACATCAAACAGTTTAACTTCCTGTAGGTGCCTTACGCCCTTTTCCCAGTTCTCCTTTATCGTATTATAACCAATAGACATTTGAGTTATAACACCCGCTTTAGCTAATAGTAAGGTCTCCTCGGCTCTCTGCACCCCACGGACTAGCTTTATCCTAGTTAACAACCCTCTCTTATCCACGGACAGTTCAGGCTTCCCGATGGGCTCCATAACATCATGATTAAACAGACTTACGATATTACCCGAGTTCTCCTGGATCGTCTTTGTGAACGCCCCCTCGTCTACAATATCACCATAGCTATCAGGGACGTTACTGAAGGTTGAACCATACCCCTCAATAATGCCTGCCTCCTCATCAACCTGTTTGATTTCAAATTTGACTGTCTTACGCTCTGCCATAATTAACCTCCTTGTTATTGCCCTTGACCCATTTTCCCAAAAGCAATCCACCAAGCCAACTTAAAGCGGACCTTGAAGGGTAAGCGTTTAATATCCTTCAGATATAGTTTCCAATTCCGCCTAGTTAGCTGACGAACTTTCTTTGCTACTTGCTCGTTCATTTATCTACTCCCATAAGCCTCTACACACCTACAGCTAACATCCTGCTCTCCTGGGTAAGTCGAGCCATCAGAATATGTTTTATCAAAATCTACTGTCTCCCCATCCATAGCGGCATGCTCATCGCGGACCCTGTCATCTCGTGAAGTAATCCAAGTCTTTGTCTTGACTACTCCCGATTGTCGGGCGGCTTCTTGTTGCCCATATCCAGCAGCATGTGAAACTTCTGTCCGGGCCACACGCATCGCTTTATAGGGACTCCTGTCTGTATAAAATTGCCTCAAGTTCCTGGCTATTTGGGCTGTTCCTAGATTCTCATCTGTGCCTGCTAAGATTACCCTAGCAACCTCCTCCAAATCAGTGTCTAGAATGGTCTTGACACTCTCTGCACCGTGCTTAATAATCCACTTCCTGGCGGCTGCCGAGAAGGGGTCAAACACCCACTTTAACTCAGTAGGCCTATCAGACTTCTCAGCCCCTAAGTCATCTGCTATCTCCGAACCAAAGTCTTCTATAAGAGCGGTGTTAACGGCAGCCAACATCTTTTCCCAATCTTCCCTCTGGCCCTGTATTGCCTTTTTAGCGGCCTCTGCTAACTCACTTGATGGTTTACCCTTAATAGCCTTTTCAATAGCCTTAATCTCATCTTCGTAGAGAGGCAATATCTTACTAGATGCAACTCCCCACCATGCTACTCTTCGTCTATCTATTCGTTTCCAGTGAGACGCCTTCTGCTCTTCAGTCGAAAGGTTCAAAGCCTTACTCAGCATCTTCTCTGGTTCTTTAACAGGAGCGCCAGTAGGCATTAAGTTCAATGGTAAATACCCCCTATCCCAACCTGTAAACTCTTCAAACCCCAATTCTAATCTATCATTTATCTGGTCAAACGGCACACCCATCGCCCAGAAGGTTCTCGCTTGCTCTGCCTTCTTTGTATAGTCAGCCCGAAGAGCGACTATCCTAGAGGTATCATAGGAAATAGTAATGTCTCCATATATAGGAGCGACTTTAAGATTAAGCGTAGCCTTGATGTCATCTAATAACGGAATCACCGCTTCTTCGTATAAGGCTTTTTTAGCTTCAATGATATTATTATACGAAGAGTGTTCGTTATCACCGAGGAACCAGGGATCAACCCCAAAGACTGCCGCTATATCTCTCTTATTCTGAAGCCTTGAATTGATAAAATCCATTTCAATAGGGGTCAATGACATCTGTTGCCACTTCGCTCCAGCTATTACCCATGGTCTACGTCTCTTCTCTTTGCTTAAATAACGCTCCTGGATCCGCCGGTCAGCTTCTTCATATTGTTGATCGGTTAAGGCTTCGACTTGAAATACGCCATCAGGAGTTCCCCGATTCTGTGATGTAATCTTCTGTGTATCTTGTGCCTCATTATCGGTATCAACTGTTCTGGCAGCCGCTAGTAAATCACCTATACCCCAATAAGGGTTCCCTGGGTCAAACTGCATGAAATGAATGAACTGCTCAGCAGGCGCTATATATTGGCCACCACTTGGTGAGGCCACTTGATAGCCAGCTAACCACTCTCCTGGAAGCTTAGAAGGGATAGGCTGAATTAAATCAGGCATACAAACCCAGAACTCTTTTGGCTTACCGCCAACCATAATCGGTTGTATAAAAGCATTCCCTGCTAATTTAAGGTGAGCGATAATAAGCTCCATATTATCCTGTCCGGAGAACTCAAGATTGGGATGGCTCCATGCCTGGGTAAAGGGATGGTTAGGTATGACTTCACCATCCTTATCTAGAACTACCCACGGAATACCAGAGGCCGCCTGTACTATCACACGGATAGCTCGGTAGACACTGCCTGATATTCTATACCCTTCCCGAACTGCTTTGCGTACAGTGAGCTCACTGTATATCGGTATATCTGCACTCTGCGTAGATAATACCTGAAAGGGTCTATTTGTTTTCGGGAGAATAGCCCGCGCAATCTGGGTTCTTATACTACTTAGCATAATACACTCCTATTAACCAAACCTGACAAGTTGCTTTGGCCCTACCATGCCCACTACACCATACCGCCTCCCATCCATGCCATGACTAAAAGTATGCGTGGTCTTGTCCGTTAACTTCCCATTTTTGTCGGGGATATACCTGAAATTCCTTTGCTCTTTAATGCAATTCAATGAGTCCTTCGTCCAGAATTGGTGATATTGGTTAACCTTCTGCCTGCCATGCTCTACACTATCTGCCCCTTTAGATACACCTTTAATATTAAAGCCAAGCTGGTAAATCTCCTCTATTGATTTAGGCTCTGCGCTATCAGCGAATATTTCGTCCCTGTTCTTCTTAATCCCTAACCCTTCCATATGAGATGCTATATCTTGATTAGTCAATCCTGTCTTGTAGATTAACTCCTGGGAATACAGATTATCACCGGAGATTACATTCTTAACTAGCACCGTCGGGTCATTGCTGAACCCAAAATCCAAACCATAGAATACATCCCCATCTGGTAGATTATCTAACTGTTGGAAAGTTGGATAGACTAAACCTTCAATCTTCCCTAACAAACCTAACCCATAAATTGACCACCAGTTCGGGTCCTTGCCCTTGATAGATTCAATATTGGCTACCACTTCTGGAGGGAGAACACTAACAGCATCTAAGTAGGTAGAATGGATATAAGCATTTTCAGGGCTGCCTATCCAGTTCTCGTGTGCCCAAAATTCAGAGACAGGATTCCAATCCACGGCTGTAAACAACCGAGTTCGTATATCCAACCCTCTAGCTGTCTCCCACGGCACATTATTACCTTCATTGATAAATAAAATATCCCGTCTCGGGCCACGTATCTTGTCCGCTTCGTCAGCACCAAAGAACTCTATCACTCCATTACCGAATGTATATACATGCTCTGACATATTGTAGCGCGGGCAACTTTTAGGGTCCTCGTCAAGTATCTTGAAGAAGTCTCTGATTCCCCCACGCTTTAGATGTGGAAGGCTTTCACTCACTACCGATATTAACAAGGGCGATTTAGCGTTCTGTGCTATTAAAACTAATAGCTGTAAAATGCTCCAGGTCTTACTTGAGGCAGTTCCCCCCTCGTTCAATGCCCTGCGCTTACCACCAACCCATGCCTGGGCGTTATCTTCATATATTCGTGTTGTCTTTATTCGCACTAAGTATTCTCACCATCTACAATAGCCTTCGTTAGCTTCTTAGCTGCTTCAGTGGAAACGATAATCTCAGTCTTGATAGCTTGCCCACCTTCACCAGTTATCTCCTGCTTATCAGCCATTCCTAACCAGTTCTTAGCCAGGAAGATAGCCATCTGTGGTGACTTCTCTGCCATCTTAAACATAGCAACACGAAGGCTCATTAACCCTTTTTGCCGTTTACGTTTGAAAGTATCGACAAAACAACACCCATAATGCTCTTTGACTTTCCGCTCAATGGTCATCTCAGAGCA